CCCAGTACTCGAGAACCTCGTATCGGTTGTCGTTGTAATTAGGCCGGGTGTCTTCTTCACGAATTGTATGTTCGTAGTATTTGTATTCGTAGTTTGGCCCACGAACCAGAGCATTCTCGATAGCGTCTCTGTTAAAGAACGGACGATTCATCAAGTTACGTAATTGTTGACGCCCCATACGGTGTCTTTCAATAACATACTCGCAGTCTTCTAAACAGGTTGCGGATGGGTCTGGGTGAAAGTCCCAAACAGAAACGTGCTCAATACGAGGAACAACCAGTTCTTCTGGCGTATACTCTCTCTCACCGTTTCCGCCCTTTGTCCACTTGTGTATGCGCTTATAAAAGTTAAACGGGCCTTTGACAATGCCAGTACCTAGTAACGCGGACTCAAAGATAGCGTTACGTAGTACGTTTGTAGCATTTGTATCGAGAAGCTGATCATGAATAACCTTTTCCATCATACGGGCCGCTTCACGAGCAGGTTCTAGCTGAGGCTCACCAATGTTAGCGGGGCCTTCTGCAAGAGCTTCGATACCTTCGTACTTGCCCATTCTGGACTCAGTTGCTTGAGTAGCTCCGGGGGGTAAGTCCCGGCCATCTCCAGAGTATCCGAATGGGTCGGTGCGATCTTGCTGATCAAAGGGAGTCTCCAGATGTGCAAACTCAGCAATACCGTCAGGAATCGGAGTTGATTCAACAACGATAGGAAACTTTTTGTTTGCAAAAAGAATATCGACAATTTGACCGTACGCCGCCAACACTTTTGTTTTCGTGATTTTAATAAATACACGAGAACGTTCAGAGTCACGGTACTGCGTACTAGAGTCGTAAATACCACGAAAATTTTTGTAGGCTTGAAGCCAACGCTGTTCGTGATGTCGACGTCCGTTTTCCGAATCTTCAAATTTTGACTTGATGTATCCGGCTAAACCGGGCATCTGGTCATCCGCACCCCGAACGTCCACTTGAACGTCATCAGGCGGCTGGAGGAAACCCTCATCAGACATAGTTATTTACCTATGATTAAATTAGACTGGTTGCTTGTCTGAATTCAAGATAGCAGAGTCAAGAGGTGTTTTATTACCTTTAGAAGGTACGCTCTCGATGAGTACGTCTGTCTTAGCAACTGTGTCGAAGTCGGGCTTCTCACGGTACAAATTGTTTTCACCGCAGTTGTAGTCAATACCGTACTTGTCTGCATTCATGATATCTTTCATTAGATTCTCCTAAAATCCTGTTAATGAACGTAGTAGTCTGTCCTGAAGGTTAAGGTCCTGAAGTCCTTTCTCTTCAGCTTCTTCGGTTGCCGCTTCTCCGGCGGCCTCGAATCCTGCCTCTACAGCAACTTCCCCAATCTCTTTAACCGCTCCGGGAGGAGTCAGGGCAACACCAAACCCTATGCCTTGCTGTAGTCTCGCCGCTAAAGGGCTTTTTCCTTGTGCGATATCTTGTTGAGCTTCTGCTTCACGAGCTTGTACGTCTAGTGCTGTTGTTCCTGCTGTTACAGCTCCAGTTACGAGAGCAGATGGTTTAACTAAAGGGGCAACAAAACCTTTTAGTTTTTTAACTTCATCTGAGTCTAAGAACTCAAAGAAGTCGTCTAGTGCTCCGCCAATAACATCACCAAAACCTTCCGATGATGTATCCTTAATTTTGTTTAGAGCATTTGTTTGCTTTATCTCAGACTTACTAGGAGCGTTTGCTTGTTTCTCTGCTAAATCTTGCTGTAATTGCTCATTCTCTAAGTCGGCCTTAAGTTGCTCTGTCTTAAGCTGAGAAGCTGTTGTAGCGGATCGTTGTGCGGCTTCTTTGTTGTGAGCAATAGCCGCTTCTTCGTTTGAGGCTTTCTGTGCTTCGCTCAGTTCGACGAAAACAGTACTTTTAACCTCTGGGTCACCTTCTTTGGCTACAAAGCCTTCAGAGGCCTTAGAATCAATCTCAGCGAAGTTCTTTAACTGAGGTACGCCTGTCTTTTCAAATGCTGTCTGAAAACCGAGTTTATTTGCAAAGTCTTGGTAGTCTGTTGCCCCAACTTCTTTCATCCATTCCTGTACAGCTCGTTCCATGAACTCACCATACTTTTTAGGATCATCTTCAATAGTTAGGTAATAACGACGACCAACAGTAGACACGAGCTCGTCAATATCATCTCCACCTGTGTGGGCGAGAAGACCATCGGCTAGATTGGCATTACCTAGTCGGTTTGCCATCCATGAACCGATTAGCTTACGCATATCGGTAATACCGACAGGCTGACGTCCTAATCGATCGATCTCAGTTGTTGGGAAGTTATCCTCAGTAAATACGTATGTACGCAACGCATCTGAAATGTCCGATGATGTTACGTCCTTAAAAATACGTATTTCTTTTGCTTGACTAGCGTCGTCCCAACGATTACTGAGAAGAGCTGTTGTTAGTCCGTCAAGGGTACGAGTAGGCGGTAATCCTTTTCGAGTATTTGTCTCCATACCGTATAGGATTTTTGTCTTAGGATCGTAGTACTGAGTACGTTGTCCTGATGCCGCCGCAATCCGCTTATTCAAAGCGATGTTAGCTGTGGCGGTTCCTCGAGAACCAAAGATACCTACCCATACCGCTTGTCTAACGTTAGGATCAGGAATACTAGCAATACCACGTGTAATGGCCTTCAAGCCATCGTCACTCAAGATAGAATCAAATTTACCGCCAACACCGATGTTTTCAGGCAGTGGGGCAAACTTTAATTCTTTAAATCGTAGAGTCGCCTTACCTGTTGCTTGTACAGTAGTACGAACGCCCTTAGCAATCTTGGAGTCTTTCTCTACAGTTGCGACATCTGTATCTAGTAAGTTGTTTTTGACAATAGGCTTTAGCTGTGCGTCCCAGCCTTTTCCTTTTTCAAAAATAGGGGCATTCTCAGGAGCTACGCCAAAATGATTAAGTAAAGTCTGAGCTTTTTCGACAATCTCTGGATTAGATAGTTCAGGATCAAGGAGAACGTTATCCTCTGGTATACGTAAACCTTCATTAAAGAAACGGGCGTAAAGAGTCTCGCGAAGAGTCAAGGGAAGGCCGTCTTGGACCTTTTTTAACAGTACATCACGATCAGGAAGGTTTTCTAGACCATCAGGAAACATAGTGCTAACAAAGTTATCGAACGCTTCGATAGCTCCATATCGCTCATCACCTTCTGGGACACCTACATGCAACTTGGCCATTTAGTACCCAAATGTTGCATCTTGCGGCTGGAACGTGCTATTCTTTATCTCGTTTAGAGTTTTATGAATACCGACGTAACCAGATGTTCTTGTCATTAGCATGTAACGTAGTGCGTCGTAGGCGTGATCTTCCGCCTTCGTATCAACATCCTCAGAATTTGTTTTTGAGAGGGGGATACCTGCTAATTGTCTTATTATGTTTGTACAAGTATTAAATATCTTAACCGTAGGCTCTCCAGTAAACTGGTTGTCCCCTAGTCGGCTATGTATCTCCATCTTCCCTGCAATACGGTTACTGTCTGATGGCGTCCAGCGACAGCCACTTCTTATCATCGTCTCAGCAATGGAAGGCCCATATCCCGTGCGATTCCAGCACGATTTATCGAGCACAGCATAGTGAGGAGCAGGGTCCCACTCCTCTAATTCTACTATTTTAGCGGCAAGTTGCTCTGCTGTAAAGTGTTTTACGTAAAGTTCTCTATATACCCATATGTTGTTGTCCCAGTCGATTGCCCCCCAGAGTACGCACGATGGACTTGCGTATCCGTAGTCGGCGGCTCTGATTCTCGGCCAATTTGTCGGAAGTTCAAATGGGTCAACGCAGTGTTTAAACTTGTTGAACTCTGGGAATGCACAACCTTCTGCAACGTCCCAGTCTCCCTCAAGTAGACGCTTTCGCTCCACCTCTGGGAGAGAGAGGAGCATGGCTTCGTACTGGCCGTCCCGCATAAGGTACGGGTTGTCAGTAAGTCTGGCTGGGACGAACTTTCTCCAGTACAACGGTTGTCCTGCCTTTTCATGTCCATCCGGGTATACGTATGGGTTTCCTGACTCCATATCGGAGGGAATGTATGGCTTACCGGGCTCCCCTTGATCGATGTACATTTTTTTGACCCACCAGCCGCCAACGCCGCCGGGGTTAGCTGTACATCGCATCGAGAGGTTTTGGGAGAGCTCTGGGTCGGTGGAACGTAAACGTGACCGTAAGTATTCCCATACATAGGGTGTGGGGTACTGAGTAATTTCATCAATGGCTATCCAATTGAATGCCTGTCCCTGATATCGTGTGACGTCTTTGTCTTTGTCGAGATACGAGAACCATATGGTCGCTCCAGAGGGGAAGACCCACGTCGACTTACTTTCACGGAATACGGCACCGGGAAACGCTTTGGGATACAGTTGTTTCGACTTTGATATGAGTTCAGTCAATTCGTCGAGAGTACGGCGTAGAAGAAGCCCGCGGTGGTTAGGGTTGTGACAGTAGCGGAGAGGATCAGCAAGAAGAGCGAAACTTTTTCCACCTCCTGCCGCCCCGCCATACAGGACGTCCTGCTCTGGAGCACTAAGAAACTCTTCTTGAGGCCCTTCATTCGGCTTAAATACAACTTCAGACTCGCCAACGAGATCTGAAACAGCTTGTGGTAAAACATTCAAGTCTCCTTGGTCGATTACTCTGGATTTCTCGCCCTGTAGGGCTGTTTCGACCTTAGAGGCGGCTTTTTCTCTTACACTTGCTCTGTATGCTTGCTTATTTGCGGCGGCTCGCTTCTTCTCAGCCTCTTTCTTAGACCGACGTATCGAGGCTTGGGCCGCTCGACGGGCTTTTTCTGCACTTGAAAGATTATACTGGGCTTTTGGAGCATCAGGATCTTTCTTTGGGCGTCCGCGCTTTCGTTTGGGCTGTTCTTCAGTCGTTTCCGTCAATCTCTACAACCATCTCTTTCTTCGGGGGGAGTAATACCACCCCATGTATAGCTTGGACGTTGTGCTCCACAGTTTCTTTCTTCCCGAGACCCACTCGGTTGAGGAGAGACTCTGCGGCTTGCAACCGTATATTATCTCCACGCTCGATTTCTGGGCTGTCAATGGTCGCGACAAGCTTATTTGCGGCCTTGAGAGCTCCACCTGCAAGAATATTCCGTGCTCCGTCGATAATCTCGTCGGCAAGAGACTCCTTGAGGTACCCGATGGACCCTTGCGAATAACCCGACACTTCACATGCGCGTGAGAAGTTGCCGCCGTTCTCGAAGAGCGCGGTGAGGAAAGCTTGTTGTTTGTCGGAGAGCTCACGCTTCTTACTCTTTTGGGGGAGGAGGTTCATGGTTTATCACATATATGTGTTAAAAAAACGGGAGATTATCACCTATTAGTGATAGATATGTACAAAAAATGTAAATATCCTAACGTATTAGGCGCATAAAAGTGGAGTACATTCCCGGTAGGAAGAATAGGGTGTACCCCTGTGGCTCTGGTCTCGGAACTTTGGTTCACATGGACTATAAAAGTTGATTTCCCCTGCCAGCTAGCCACCGGTACATCCCCATTATGGTAACCAGTTGTTTAATTTGTCAACAAAAAAATATTTTGCGTAGCTATTGACGGATTGCGATACCGACTGTACAATGGAATTGTAGGTTCCGCAGGGGTATATACACTATATTCCCCAGATCTACCACCCGCCCCCGACGCCCTGACAGTACC